GGTTACTCTTAGGAATCTTCTTTCTTTCATTAAAGAACCATTCATACTGATCACAAAACTCCTCTTTAGGAAAGTGACCAGGTGAAAATTTATTTCTAATAGCTAGATTAGGATAGAAACTAGTAACATCTGATGATATAATAACCATATCATCATCACTTTCATATACACCTTTCTCTCTAGCACCATGAACACCGCCAAGGCCAAAGTCAGTTTTAACATTCTTATATGTTACACTGTATCTAAAACTACCTTTTAATCTACTAGGATCTATCTCTAATGAGTTAAATCTATCTAGTAGTGTTTGGAATTCTGGTGAAGTAAAATTTACATATGGTAGGATTATATCTTTCATAGCTATAGTATCTCTAAAAGTTCTCATCTTTCTGATTTCACTTTTATGAATGTTAAGCTTTTTAGATAGATAATATCCAAACAATTCTTTACTGATCCGTGGTTCTGAGGCACTAAATAAATTAATGCCATATGCTTTAGTAAGTTCTTTTCTTAATTGTATCTGTGATTTAGATCTATTAAAGATTTCTTTTGTTGACTCAACGTCATTAACACAATACTCTATAATAGTATCTAACTCTTCTTGTTTAGTAATCTCTGTATCATGATGAATAGGCATATCTAAAATGTTTTGCCAATCCATACTATACTGTATCCACTTAAGACTAGAACGCTTAGCAGGATTATCCCAGTGGTGCATCTTGAATATATCAATCTGACCTATACTGAGTTTCCATAGTGGATAGTCTGACCATTCTTTATTATTTGCTTTATGTATACATCTCTGTGCATACCTGAAAATAGTTCTAGCAATCTGATCAGCTGAGTAATCCTCCCATTGAGAGTGATTTTCTATAATATATTGAGTGACCTGTGAATCAAAGGCCAATCCATTGTAAGAGATATGCCATTGCTTATCATTAACATTCTCTCTAAGAAATTCTATGAAGCTATCAAAATCATTTTGTAGCTCATGTACAACAAAAACTTTTTTCTCATTTGTCTTATAATGTACAAAGACGCCAACAAAACAATTGGATAGTGTTTCATAGTCCATTACCCAGTGTTTCATTCTTTTACATTTTTAGTTTACAAAAAAAAGGCACGCAATGTGCATGCCTTTTTGACCAGTATCAATAGAGACGTTGGACGGATATAGGAAATCCTATTGACCTGGCATAATTATAGGTGATGTTTTAGTTTCATCAACATCAACCACGTACTGTTTCCAATCAAACTGCTCTGCATTCACAGCAAACATATTAATGAAAAGATCTATATCATCTTTATCAGCAATATAAAATTCTGAGAATGTTTCAACTTGAGCTCTTTGCTCTTTGACAGTCTTCCCGGTTTGTTTATTAGGAACTTTTAGCCTCATAGGTTGTCCGTTGTCATCTAACCTAGGCATCATATGAAAAGATTTTTTCATAACTTTACTAATAACAGCTAGTATCCCTGATGATGGGTCATACATAGCTTCAACATAAGGTGAGTCTAAACTCACTGGTATAAGTGTAAAAGATTTAGCATTTCTGAAGCTAGAGTGAACTAGCAACATATTCTGTCCAATTTGTGCCATATAATTATTGATTTATTTTTCCAAAGATATGGAATCATTTTTTAATAATTGATAAATTATTGAATTATTATCAACTAATGTTTCTTTAACTAAGTCAGGCGGACTACAAACTTCATATACTTCTTCAAGTAATTCTTTTCTTACACCAAGAAAATCTGCATAGTTCTCATGCACATCTGGAGGAGAAAGAAAACCTTGTATATAGTCTGCTATCTTGCCTTTGTCACCAAAGAAGTCTATTATGTGGATCTTACTATCTAAACTAAATTTTGAGTATTTGCCTTGTACAAATGCATTAAAATCATGTTTATATTGTGTAAAATCAAATATGACTAAGTGTCTACCATCATCTAGCTCTACGGAGCCTTCATACAATGGATGTCTTTCTAAAGTTTTATGACTGAAAAGTTTAAACTTATTTACATTATTGTATTTATATTCACACAGAAATCTAGTACTTTCAAAAGTATACATATTCTCCCAAGCAACATAAGTTTCTTGAGGAACATAGGTAATGCCTTTCTGCAACCTTAATAAAGGATACAGAAAGACTTTACTCTTTTGAAAATAGTCTGTGTAAACACCCTTCATACTATAAGTTAATCTTATTTACCAAGAAATCATAGGGTAAAGAGTAGTTTTTCTCCTCAAAATGATACTTAGCAGTCTTTAAAGTGCCTCCTAACCCCTCTGCCCAAGTAGCTAAGGTTGTTTGAGATACATCAAAGACATACACTTGTTTATACTGATCTATCACTATAAACTTAAATTCAATTGTATATTCATCAGCATCATCCCCTAGGAAATCATATACTAGTTTACTATATATAGCAGCTTGTAACCAGTAATTATAAAAGTCAACTGTCTCAGTAAAATCTGCAATAGTTTTACTAGTTGTTTTTAAATCACATATAGTTGCTATCTTCTTGTCTGAATCTATCTTTAAGTAATCTACATAACCATGTAATCCAAATGGGTAGCCATCCATTTCAGAACGTAAATAATGTTCTTTATAAGTTGTAATAGGGTCCAAATCAAAGTCTGTTGAGGTCTCTGCAAATATAGACATTACATCATCATTATTCTTTAAATATGTAAGGTCTTCTGAACATTTGTCAAAAGTTGCACGATCTATTACATCTACATTATTATTAGATAAGAATGCCCAATAAGGTTCATTATCCTCAGTTCTGATTTTTGCTATCCTTTGCTCATCTGTTTTTAAAGATTGATATAAGTTTAGATCCTTTAAAGAATCTAGAATTATAAAATCCTCACAGTCAACTAAAGTTTTAGCATCAGTATGTAAAGACATGTCTTTTAAGACCTTTCTTACATTATCACTTGGTGTCTTACCTGGGACCAGGTTAAACTTCTTATCAAAGTTCTCAGGCTCAAATAATAAACAGTGTATAAGCTTACCTTCAATAAGATGCTTATCTGTTCTTAGTTCTCTTTCCTGTAAAATATAATCTTTGTAAAACAAAGAGGGTGAAAAAATTAATTTATTAAGAGAAGAGTAGCTGAAGTTAAACGCTTCAGCATAAAACTCTTCTTCTTTCTGATGATCTCTATTCATCTATAACTTGCTTTTCAAATTTTTCATTTAGTTTTAAATTATCCAAATCTACTGCAAAGACCTGAGCAGATTTTCCAACATACTGGCTTAAGAAATCTTTCATAAGCTTTTCTCTTGTCCTATCTACTGCAAATTTAGTTAATTTTCCGTCTTTTGCAAGCTTTTCTATGTATGCATTGTAAGAATAAATGCCACTATTACTATGGCCACCTTCATAATCTTTCAATTGCTGACGCATAGCTTTAACATTTACACTATTCCAGTGATCAGTATCTTTAAACCAATCATAGTGCCACCAATAAATACCAGAAACAACGTCAAATGATTTGTTAATATTACAATTAGCAATCATTTCTACCGCCATATTTCTGTTATCTCTGTCACTACTCTTAATCATATTCTCTATTTGATCATACTGAGTGTTATCTATTACTGCTAGATCTTCATCAATAATATCAAGTAGTTGACCATCCATTATTAATTTATTAGAGCCAACCATATCTAGAAATGATTTTACTTCAGTTGGATTTACAGAGAAAATTCTATTAGTTTCATAAGGTTTTTTAGCATCTGAAATTGGTGCTAATACATTATCACAAAACTTATCATAGTCATCACTCTTACTACCATAATAGTAACCTGGTCTATGAATTAAAAACATTGCATCTTTTTCAAGCTCTAATATATCTCTACATTTTAATAAAGCGGTTTCTGATAATAAGCCATCTTCTTTCCATGTTTGAAATATTTTATAAAGATCTTTAAATGTTATAGCAGTATTCCAATTGTTATGAAATAAACTTCCTAAAAATTTGTGTGATATAACATGATAATCTGCTTTGTCTTTGTTTCTAACTACTTTCAAATTAAACTTATCCTTAAGTAAATCTACCTTTTGTCTAGGCAAATTTAGTTTTGGAAATCTATATAAAGACTTGTCTTGTAAATCAATAGCATCTTTACTTGCTACTATATTACAATACTTTAAGTCCTCAGCTGTTATATTCCAGCTGTTTGTGTTTGTTATAAATATACCTCCGTCTTCTAATTCAATGCCGGTGCTAATGACATAGTTGCCATTAGCATCCATAGCAATTGAATCTTCTTCAAGAGATATCTTAATTTCATAATACTTTTTCATACTAAATATTTTTGATATTCTTTTTTAACTGATACTTTAAATACATATAAATCTCTATTATGGATAGTTATATCTTTACGAACTATGGGTTCTAGATATCTGAAGCTTACCTTATCAAGATAACCTTGTTCTTCCATCCATATTATCAAAGCCTCTGCATTTAAGTTATAATAAAACTCCCAACGGCTAGCTGTCATCCAGTGGTTGAGATCTTTACTATGGTGATCATAATGTAGGCTACCTAACTCTTGAGTCAACTTCCACATCAAATGATGATTTGTTGAATAGTCAAGTGTAGTTAGTAGCTGCTTAGCAACTTCTCTATCATCTCCTCCCGCATTCCACATTCTAATAACTTGGTCAACAACATCATCATTTAGAGGTTGTCTTGTTGCAGATGTATGTAGTACAGTTTCAATTGACACAGTGCTTTTATTACCAACATATATTTCATATGCTAGATTAAGTGCAAGACCTGTAATAGCCCACGTATCATAAAGACTATCCTCAACATCTAAAGCATAATAACGCATGTTATTTGTGATCTTTGGAGTTATAATCACATGACGCCCACAATTCTTAATCATTTGATTAAGACTTAAATTACTAGTAGGATCACCTGAAGTAGTTTCATAGTTCCAAAGTTTATACATCATCTTAGTTGTCTTAATTGTCTGACCATTTTCAAATGAATCATTAAAATCATCATGAGTTACAATTAAGTCTGCCTCTGTATAATCATTAGTTACAGTAATCTTATGTTCTTTTAGTGCTGCTTTTATCTTATCATTAGATATTGGGCTACTAGGAAGAACAAAAGCTTTCTTCTTGTTTATAAATGTTTGATCCGTTTCAGTTGGCTTTGCAATTATCTCACGGATATTACTATATGTTGTTTCATCTTGTGTAACTAATACATCTTCAACATTTGATCCGGCAATGACCCCATAAATAGGGTCACTTGCCAAATCAAAATAGTCCAATGCATCAGTATCATATTTCTGAAATACTGATTTACTTGCCATATTACTTCATTGTCATTTGAATGATCTCAGGGATCATCATTAGTTTATTAAACTTCTTTTTATTACCGTTAAATATTGTTCTCACAATTAAATACTTAAGATCATTAGTAAAATAATCTGCAGTACATAGAGTCTTCAATCTATCAGTAAGCTTCTGTGTTATTGTATTCTCTTTAGAGTATACCACAGCATAGTTACCAAGTCTTGTAGCTAGAGTAGAAGCAATATCTGCACGGTAAGTATCATCTTTACCAATACAACTTCTTAACTCTCCAAGAATATATTGCTCATTATCATGAGTTAATAAATCTACAGGTGTTACAAGCTTGTCCAACTTATTATTAATAAAGGTGGTAAACATAGATGCAAAAGCATCACCAACACTACCCTCACCAATCATTTGGATCATAGGTAGACTGTCTTCAAACTTTTCAAAGCTAGAAATAGCATTAAAGAAAGTTGTGATGGATCTTGCATTTGTTTCTTGTGTTACAAGCTCTGGATGTAGTAACAAGAAGTTAATACATCTTGTATCTATATTAGCTCCCTCTGCCCATTGTGCCCAAACATTTACATCAAACTTTAGATTTGCTGTAATATATCTAGTCTTCTGTGCTGAGTCAACACTATTTACCATATAGTCTCCATTATCTGGATTTGCTGTAAGAATAATATGCCAATCTTTTGGAAGAGTCCATGAGATATAAGTCTGTCTATCCACCAATTCCATAACTGCTTGGATAAATCTTGTATCTGCACGGTTCCAATCATCTAGTAATAGAATGCCTCCTTCTTTCTTATCAGCAATCCATTCTGGTGCACAATAAGACATTCTGTTCTTACCTGTCATTTTGTATCCATTCTTTAGATACTCTTGTACGGCAAGTTCATCTACCCACTGACCAACCTTTTTGGTTACTGTTGTGTTTAGATTAGCTAGACTAGCACCAGCTGCTCTTTGAGTTGCTGTTACCATGGCTAAATTATCAGGTGTGTTTTTTACAGTGACCTGCTTCTCTTTATACATTTGGAATTGACGAACAGGAAAACCTACAAGATCACCTATCTCCTCAATCTGAGCAAGATTAAGCTTTACAAAGTTTAAATTATTATCCTTTGCTAGCTCAACAATTGTAGATGTTTTACCAATACCTGATTCACCTACAACTTCTACTGATACTGGGCCTTTACCTTGCTCTTGTAAAAATCTATTATTCTCAATAATGTGGTTAATAAAACCTTTTAGTTCTGTTACATTTAAATTTACTTGCATTTTTATTTAATTTAATTTTATTTTTAATCCTGGTAATTCCTCATTTATACTAGAAACACTGCTATGTACCCATAAGGTATTTTTTGGACAGTCTTCTGGTGTATAAGCTTCACCATCTGTTAAGTATACAAGGGCAGTATATCTCCCCTTCTTTTCATTATAGTGATCAATTACTGGTTGGAAACTAGTTCCACCACGACCATGTATTTCCCAATCTTTATTTGGATTAAACTCTTTAACACTTTTCAATTCAGTATCACACTGTGCTACTGTAATCTTGTGGCCTGTTTTATGCATATGTGTAAGTTCACTAAAGAATTCCTTTAGCTCTTCACTATTTACAGATCCACTTGTGTCAACACCAACAAGGATGTGATTCTTAAATTTAATCTTAAGTCCTGGATTTGCTGAGTATCTTTTATTATACTTACGTCTCAGCTTTTTTGTATATACTATACTAGAGTTTCCTACAAATCTTCTTAGGTAACCTTTCCAATCAAACTTGGGTGGTTCTACATTTAAGAGTCTATTAATAAGCTCTGCTAGCTCACCAGGCACTGTACCATGTTTCTTCTGTGTTTGTTCAGCACTCTCTTTAATCTGATGTTCTATTTGCTTTTGTAATAGCTTCTTATCTGCTTCTGATAGATTTTCTATCTCATCCCATCCTGCATGACAATATTGTGAATTACCATCCATTTGACTCATCAAGTTATCTAAACTTGGACATGTACCATCTTCTCTAGCCTGTTCTAATAACTCATAATATGTTTTAGTACCGGCTCTCTCAGGAAGATTAAGTTCAGGAAAACTACCAAGCATTAGTCCGCCTTCAGGTAAATGATGATTTGCTATATACTGATTGATCTCTAGATCTGCAGCTATATTAAATAGCTTTTTATCACTATATAAATCTCTCATAACCATATGTCCAAAACTAATATGTAGTATTTCATGTTTTATAAGACCATATCTATGATCTTCACTAAGCTCTGTAAAGAACTCAGGGTTTATAGATAATTGGACACCTATATTTCTTTTACTTACACCTGCAGTAGGTATAGTAGTAATGTACTCTTTATTAAGTCCAATCAAAAAGAGCCCGTAAAAGGGCTCAGAAAAAATTAATGTTTTAGTAGTTCTAGAAACTAGCTCTTGAATATTATGTATCATATCCCATATCTCTTAAAATTTTATAGTATACTTCTTCTGCTTCATATTCCTCCATATAAGCATATATTTCCTTATTAGAGGGCAGATTAAATGTGAATTTTATTGCATCACAAAATTTTCTTCTGGGTTCAAAGACTAGTGCTTTAGCCATTAGTAGATCTACAATTTCTTTATCTGCAAATCCACTATTCTTATATACTTGTACTGCTATAGCCTGATCTTCTTCAGCACCCATAAACATTTCTTTGAGTCTAAAAAACTCTTCAGCTGTAATTATTTTTCTTTTAAAATTCTTTGTCATTTTCTATTATTAATTCTATCCATACGCCTGGGTTTTTCTTATCATAAGAATATTGTTCAAATGCTGGTATAATAAACTCAGCATTATCATCTTCAATCCATCCATGTTTAACCATATCATCTTGTACTGTTTGTGCAGGATTAATATAATCAAACTTATGTCTTGTACCCCTTATAAACTCAAAGCAAATCTTTACTGGTAATTTTTGTTTTGCAACTTCACTTTTAAAATCATCTGCATATTTAGCATAATATTCTTTAGTAGCTTTTCTATAGTTAACTACAGCTTTGCTAGCAATAAAATATTTACCGGTCCATCTTCTACCATTCTTGCTACTAGGAACATTACCTGGTATGAACCATCTATGTTTATGCATATTATTTATTTAGTGTTTCCTTTAATAGAGGTTTAAGCATTGCATGAACTTCTTTTAGTCCATACTCTTTCATAGCATCTGATACATCTTTACTTAGTGTAGGATATACACCATGTATACCATATGTATCATGATATCTTTTGATTGCATGCTTACCCGCCTCATCATTATCAAAAACTGTTATTACCTTTTTATACTTCTTTTTCAGGTACTCTACTATGTGTGGTTTAATCATAGTATTTTCTGAGTCAGGGCTAATTACCTCAATATTATAACCTATACCTTTAAGACACATTGCATCTTTAAGTGATGAACATATCACAAGATATGGTTTATTATACTGAAGCTGATCATACCCTTGAAGATGAGACTTAACTTTAAAGAATTTGTTTTTCTTACTCTTAGGTTGATATATCTTATAGACATTACCATCCTTATCAAAGTAACCGTAGCACCACTTGCTACCTATCTTTAACTTTTTTATACCATCTTCTTCTTCCTTAACTAGATTATAATAATCTATAGGTCTAACGTTATACTTTTCTAATATAGTTTTACCTATCCTAAATGATAACCAAAACTTTCTATCTTCAATATTCCAACCTCTTTCCTTGATGTAATCTACTTTCCATCTAGCTGCTGGTTTTATCTTGATATCTTTATAGTCAGATGATTTGATGTACGTATTATAATCTTGTACTATCTTATTCATTGCCTCATGAAACTCTAGATTAAATAGTTCTTTAACTAAATCAACCTTACTTCCATTCTTACCAGTTGAGAAATCTTTAAACTTATACTGCATTATAGACTTATCTACATATATGCAAAAGCTTGGTGTTCTCTCACTAGGATTAAATATAGACTTAATCTTAATGTCTTGACCTGTTAGTCTTTCTGGTAGCTCTAAATAGTACTGAAATACCCACGTACTTGGAACATCTGAACCTTCTAATACAAAGTTTTTAGTGTTAAACATGATCCAAATATATTAAAAAGAAATGGGCCCAGCGTTAACTGAGCCCACTCTTTTGGTTTATATTAGAGATCAAAATCATCCCCTGCAGCTGCTGCAGGTTCAAAAGTAGATGTTGCTACTGCCTCTTTCTTCTCTAATTTTCTTAGATGATTAGTATTATTACTGTCAAATGTAAGAAGTCTAGAATTCTCTTTACCTATTGCTTCCAATGGAATCCCATCCTTACTCATTCTTGGTAAGAATAAATCATTATTAATATAACCTTCTTTATTTTCCCATTCACGTGCACCCAAACATGCATTGAAGAACTCACTATTAGAGAATAACTTATTACACTCTACCATGAAGTTTTCAATTGTTTGTGCCTCAATCTTATCAAGGGCTTCTCTCTTATCAAGAACCTCTGATAAATATACCATAGCTTTCAATACCTCTGTATCTCTAGATACTTCTCTACCGCTTGGTAATGTAGCATCTTTGTATGGATAAGGAGAGAATCTAACTCTACCAACTTGGCCTTCATAACGTGGACCATTTGGATTATTCATATCTTTCAAGAAACCTTGAAATTCTCCTTGTACTGGCTCTGACTCAACATGCAATACAATATTGTATGCATCTGCATCATATGGTGTTTGATCAAATGAAATTGAATTGATTCTAACAACTTGGTTACCTGGACCAAGAACTGGCTTAATACTGCCTGACCCTGCAGACATGTCTTTTGTACTTAACATAATTTACTTTTTAAAATTTATTTATTAATTAATTACTCTTCATATTTCTGTATGCACTCTTTTACATACTGTAGGTCATTAGGAATGAAGAAATCCTCAAACATACCCATTGGTGATTTACATGTGTTCTCTCCATTGTTTTGTGTTTCAAAACCATAGTCAAGACCATCATCATCATTTTTCTTAGCTCTACCAAATAATACAATAGAGAATAGACCTTCCAAAGTTAAGGCATTATCAATCATTTTACCAATTGTTTTTGCTTTCACTTTTCTATTACCATTGATATCTGTTGAATCTTCTGAATGAGTTAAGAAGAAAACTGTTAAGTCATCTCTCAGATCTTTTGGAAGCTTTGCAACCATAGCTAAGTTGGATGCAATCTGAGTAAACTTATCATAACCTTTCTCCTGTGCTCTATCAAAATACTCAAAAGAACTCATATATTGCCAGTCATCAACAACAATTGTTTTGACTTCTGGCATTTTATCATTAACATGCTTCATAGCTTTAATGATACCAGCAGCTGTAGCAGCTGAAGTAAGATTACCTTTTGGGTTATCTTTACTTATTTGTGTATACTTGCTTTTCCAACCTTTAAAAGGCAAAGGTTTGTTAGCAATATTTATAATGAAAGTCTCTTTTGGATCTAAATTTCTGATAGAGGTAGACTTTCCTGTACCTGAATCAGCAATAACTAAAATACTTTGTGCCATTATTTAATTAATTTATTTATTACTTTTGTTAATGTTATTATTGACTGATTAATATCTTCTAATTTATCAATCAGCTTACTATCTTCTGAAACTATATTTTCATCAGGGTTAGGTAAGTTTGGATTTGCAAAGTCAATAATCTGACTTCCTGCTCTACTAGTTACATCATTAATAACTTTCAATTCACTTACAGGTATGATATGTCTTTGAAATCCTGAGCTAGATGTAATCATTTCATATTCATCTTTCCAATGTGGATTATATTTATGTAGATAAAGAGTCCTTTTAGGATCTTCACTTTCATAATCTATACTCACAAACTCAGTATATATATCCTCATTTTTCTCAAGCTCACTTGGGAAGAATGATACATGTAAGTCATCTTTACCTGTTGGCCTGTAAGCCATCTTAGGTATATATAGTGCATTTATCTTACCTTCTGTCTGAAAGTAATCTTCATGCTCTTCTCTTAATTTTGCAACTTTTACTTTGCGTTGCTCTGGTGTTAGTCCCATCTTATTTTTATTTATATTCTTAGTATTTATCATCTTCTTTCTTGTTGTCCTGGAGTTGGCATCTCTTCTATTTGCATTTGTTCAAACTTTGCTCTAAAGAATGACATTCTTGCATCACCATTTCTGGCTTTTAAGAAGTGTAATACCAATGTCCTATCATTTTCAATTATATATCTATCAGGACCATAGTATCTAATCTTCTGCTTTGCTGGCCTGTTAATACCTATTAAAGTATCTGCATGCTGTAGCATTGCATCTGAGCCAAATATGTCTGACTCAAGAATATAGTTACCATACTTGCCATCTATAGCCCTATCTGGATTATCAATGTTACGGTTCAATTGTGATAAACAAATGAATAAACAAGGATAATCTCTTTTACACTGTGTAAAGAACTCACCTAACTCAAATAGCATGTCTAATGTACTATTCTGATATGGTGCTCTCTTAACAAGCATACTGTGATCCAACGTTACTATTGTTGGTATACCCTTGTGATGATTCATATATCTATCTATCTGTTCACGCATTTGATTTACAGTCATAGGAGTAGATACAATATCAACAGGATACTTAACTCTTTCTTTAGCATACAAATGACATTGATTTAGTACATCTGAAGAAAGTGTTGACCCTGCACTACATAGTTCTTTATAAGTTTTACCTGTAATTGAACTAAACTCTCTAATAGCTGAGGTTCTTCCTACCATCTCAAATTGAAATTCTAAAACTCTGAATTTATCATTTGGATTAAGTAAGAATGATTCTCTTACTATTTGATCTTTTATTAGTGTTTTACCTGAGCCAGGTCTACCACCAATAACAGTTAGTGTATTCCATTCTAAACCATCAGTAGTAGCATCATTGAACTTTGGCCAGGGTGTATATATAGATTTTTCCTCACCGGTAGATCTAGCATACATATATTTAAGTGCCTCATTAAAGGCTGCATATTGTCCAATCCATGCATCTGTGGTCTTTTTCATACAACGTTTTCTTTAAAGTGTTCATCTTCTGTGCTGATACCTTCTAGTATCATATCACAGTAGTCAGCTAATGTAGAATGCTTTACTCTATGCTTATCTTGTTTGCATATGAAGTACTGACTAGTTTGCATATACATATACTCTTTGTCCCTGTACTCATTTACATACATTTTAGTAGCATTTATTATATCATCCCATGTGTAATCATATGTTTCAAAGAACCATCTAAATGCTTCACCAAGAGCTTTTACATTATTCCTTGCTGGTTTACCACTAGGTAGTTTCTTAGCAGGGAATATCTCTCTGTATGCATTTATCTTATCTACATGATTCTTACCCATAAGCTGGATATCAGTCTTCTTCTTAGCTTTTATAAAATAATTATCAAGTGACACTATCAGAAGCTTAGCTTCTCTTGTCAGTGTATATTGTCCATCTTCAAGGTTTAAATATCCTAAGTTTACTAATTCAGTTTTATCTTTATCAGTTGTCTTGGGCAATGAAACGCCTTGCTTCATCCCAAATAGGATCAGAACTTGGTTTGGACTTAAGTTTCTCTTTAAGATTCTTTGGAATAGTTCCCACATCTTGTAAAATTTGTTTTAATATTTCTCTATAAGCATACAAGAAATCTTTATCTTCTGCAAAGAAGAAGTTATCAGCCTGCCTTATAGCATTTATTATTGAGGCATGATTCTTTCCAAGATGACTTGCTATATAGTTTTTCCTGTGACCATCTACCCAAGCTAGTTGACACATTGCTTGATAATAACCCATGAATCTTCTAAGTCTAACTCTATCTTTCATAGACTTAATATACTTTAGATCAGGATTATTTTTGATAAATGCTTTATATGTACAGCGTTCAAGTAGGTTAAGATCTATCTTATATTGTGTTTCTTTTGGTAAGAATACATATACATCAACACCATGTTCTGTTTTGAACTGACGTTTGAACGCTTCTATTGCACTATGTTTCTGATAATCAGACATTTATATGTTGGTTTTAGGGTTTATAAATATAGGAAAAATTACCAATTTATACAAGTTCTATCTTGCTTTTTTAGGATTTCATTAGCCTTATTAAAGACATCATTACAATCCCATTCCCCACCTCTGTATGCAGCTGATGCTGGGTGAGCACATTTTAGAACTTTACAATTTGTTAAATAGGTTTGCCATTCCTCTGCCTTCTTACCCATAAGGATGAAGATAGTATCAGGACAACATCTATTTAATCCTTCAAACAGATACTCATCAAAACTTTTCCATAAATGATAATGTGATCCAATCTTGTTAACTTCTACAGTTAGTGCTGTATTTATTAATAGCACACCCTGGTTAGCCCAACGTCTTAAGTCACATTCTTCTGGTGTATACATAACTCTTCCTGTGTCAGTATAATCACCAATGGTTTGTTTTAGTATGTATTGTAAGGATTTTTCTGCTTTTCCTTTGTTGGAGCAACTAAATGCTATACCATCAGCCACTCCAAGCTGAGGATACGGGTCTTGTCCTACTATGACAACCTTAAGATCATCATATGGACACTCTTTAAATGCGTTAAATATGTTTTTAAATTTTGGGGTAAATCTTTTACCTGCATTAACATTATCTACTAAAGCATTTACTATATAGTCAAAGTTCAAACCATTCACATAAGGTGATAACATCTTGTCCCAACCTGATGATTCTAGTTTTTCATTTAAATTTTCTCTTAATTTTACTATGTCAACACTAATTTTTTCCATATATTTGTTTTAAATTACTATAATTATGTCAGAAAATACTAGAAAGCAGCAAATAGACTCTTATAACTTTGATAAAGATATTGAGGGTCTAGTTATTAATCCTAGATATATTATTGGTCTTCAGCAAATTGTATCTAAATTTATTCTTGATGCCTCTGAAGAACAACAAATGCAAATTCCTGACACTATAGCTAAAATTGAAAATCTAATTACATTTACTGCTGAAGGTAAAGAAATAACAGATGACATGAGACTCACTGATGAGTGGCAAAGACATTTGTATTTCTTAATGTCTCTAATTCAATATCTTAGATATGAAGCAAGAGAGCAAGGTCTTGTCAAAAAAGTTGATGTTGAAGTACCTGCTGATCTAGCTGAAACTATAGCTGCAAATGCTAAAGCTATTAATGAAGGCAATAAAGATCAAGACATGCTTGATACTGAAGCCTGGAAAAAAATAGTTGATATAGCAGATAAAATTGGTGTAAGCTCATCTTAATTGCATACCACTAAAGTCTCCTATTTCTAAAGCTGCTTGTATAGCTAGGTTTAGTTCATCTTTATCACATTTAGCAAAGGATTTACAAAACTCTACATTGTTTTTAACAAAGCATAGTCCTGCTCTACGTTTTACTTGTAGCTTTACCTCTTCAAATGTATGACCTATCTCATTAGCTATCTCTCTTATCATAGCATGTACTCTTGCTAACTGCGGGTTACTGCCTTTGTTATCATTCACACCTATGAATATATCTAGCCTTACGCTTTCAGGCTGCTCTTTGAGAAAGTTTTTAAACTTAATCTCATAAGCTTTTATAGGGAAATGTAATTCACCATCCTTAACACGTGCTTCTACAAATAATTGATCTTTCATAGTGCACAGTGTGAGAATAAACTAATTAATAAAAGACAAACAAGGCAACCCACGATGCTCCATCCAGCCATCTTTTCAGTTTGTTCCACCCGAAATTTGGATCTACCTTGTCTGTATTTTTTATCTTCTTCTGTCATTTTTAAATATTCTTTTGAGTTATTATAAAAGTGTTTCATCACATATGTTTTTTATCTCATTTAATAAGATAATAGCTGTATCCAGCTTTCTACCATCAGAACTTGGGTGCATATCAATATCAACCAGCATATCTAATGCGTGATTAATCTTGAGACACACCAAGTTTTTCACATGTTCATCCATTATCTTCTATTTTCTAGATCCCAATCCCAACTATAATCTGGGTCATGAGGATCTAATTCTGTAGATGGAGCTTTAATCCATCTTCCATTTTCTAATATATATTTTGTTCCTTTAACTGTTCTTTCTTTTTTTTCATTATGGTTCATTATCTTCAATGATTTGTTCTTCTATGCTATCTAAATCTATATGAGGCTCAAGTACATCTAGAATATCTACATATACTTGAGATCCATTCTTATCTTCAACTACAGCATATGCTGCTGTAACTGTAACATCTGGCCCTGTTGGAGGCACTCCAGGATCTCCATTAGGATACGTGTGTATTCCTGGATCTCCTGATTCATAAGTATAATGGAACTCTACTTCAGTTCCTTCTACGTCAATTTCTATTGTTCCTTTAGTTGTCATGTTGCTAAAAGTATTACACCCATAACTAATATCATAGCTATAAATATTATACCTATTACATTAACTATTTGCATTTCCATTTCTTTTTTTCTCCTACGCTCTGCCAATGTTATATAACGCTTGGGAACTTTTCTAAATATATTTTTCATCATTTAAATCTTTTACTTCCATTTACATATACATATTCTACACCGCAAGCTTCACAAACTGCAGTGCTTTCATTTCTAACTATAACTGGTGTATCACAATTGCTACAATCTTCCTCTGGTACAGATATAAACTCTTCACAAGTTTGTCTAGCAAGTTCTTGCATATGTGCATCATGATCACCATTATATTCATGCTCTATCATTTGCATGTATATTTCTTTCATTTTTCCCATAATTATCTATTTAGTGGATTATACCTTTGAATTTTATTACTATCAAATGAATTTAAAGCTTGATCAACCCATCTTTCATCCTGTGTTCCTTTGTAACACAATATGTGACATACTGCTGTCTCAGTTGGATTAAGCCTTAGCAATCTACCTATACGTTGTGCAGTCTTACGTTCATTACCATATGCATGCATAATAATACCCTGTTTTAAGTTAGGTATTGTAACACCTTCTGATAATTGTAATACACAAGATAACTTATCTATCCTACCGTCAGAGAATAACTCAAGGTTCTCCTCTGACTTAGGATTCTGAGAATGATAACTATGTTTACATATTCTGTCTGCTTGCTTCTGAGTATTTGCAAATACAATACACTTAGTGGAAATGTTACTGATCATACTCTTTACATAGCTCTCTTTACTTGTATAGTCCATTAATGCTCTCATACGCATGATTCTAGCAAACTGTATTTGCTTTTGAGTCTGTGCGTCCCTGCATCTTGACGTTACATAGTCATAATCTTTCTTCTCAGATGTATACCAAAAGCCACCGGCTTTGTTCTTTTTCTTTAAAGTTGGTAGTTTAGATAACTCTAACTCATGTACAATGATCTTATAATCATTTAATATCTTTGAGTCAGTAGCTTTATCTACGTTGAATAGGTATTTCATGGGACAATACTTTTGCACAAGTCTACCCTTTTCTGAGTTCTTATGCTTTGGCGGTGTCCCTGTTAAGCCTAATATCTTACCAGAGAACTGGTTTAAGAATGTCTCATGAGACTCTTTTAGGCTGTGACATTCATCTAGATATACTATATCATAATCATTAGGATTATGTTTATTAAGTGATAGATATGTAGTGAATGTAATATGATCTAATAGATCACTATATTTTGTGCTGATATTTAGTTCATCTATCCAGCTATCTCTAATAGAGAGTTTTGGTACTACAACTAGTGCACATATAAGAGGGTTATAATTACTATATAGATGTTCAATAGCAATACGTGTTTTACCAACACCCATTGATATACCCAAGCCACATCTTTTATTAGCTAATGCAACTTTAAGTGCATCAGATTGGACTATATCCCTATTAGAAACATTATCCAATATATTAGATTGTACCATATAAATATTGTTATTCCTGTTACTAATGACCAGGCTAATATCCTTATCATTATAATTTTATTTCTTTTCTTCATATTATTTCTTTTGCAAGGTGCACCCTACAGGGCTTGAACCTGTGACCTACCGGTTATGAGCCGGTTGCTCTGACCAACTGAGCTAAGAGTGCAAGTAGCCGGAGTGGGACTTGAACCCACACGGGCTTACAGCCCAACAGATTTTAAGTCTGTCATGTCTACCAATTCCATCATCCGGCCATATGTGATCCCACTAGGACTTGAACCTAGAACCTACAGCTTAGAAGGCTGTTGCTCTATCCAGTTGAGCTATGGGACCATAAATTTATGATCTTGAGCCTGAAAAACCTAATTCATAGGCTTCAGCTGGATGTTCTTCTATCCACATATGGCAGTTTCTACAAACTGGTAACCATGTGGATTCATCTAAGTGGTATACACCACGGCCATTTTTGTGATGAACATCTGTAGCATGCAAAGAACACTTATAGATCTTTGCATGACAGATAGGATTGTTAGACAAATACTCTTTACGCTGTTTAGCATACTTAGCATTGATCTTTGACATTTTATTTGAGACTTTTTTGATACTCATTTGGTTTTATACTAAAGTAATTACGTGGTAATAATCCCAGTGACAAGAATTTAAGTATAACATCTTCATATGTTAGACCTAAGTCTCTGAATGTCATTGTGTTATTGTAATCTTCTAAAGTTTCTTCAGCTGGTATATTTGCAATATACTGTGCTAAAGGACTGTGTTTAAAAGTTTCCCTAAGATACTGATTTATTTTCTTATTACAAAGGTATTGTTTCCAAGCATTGATTTCTCTTTGCCCACGTTTCCATACTCTAGTAATTCTTCTTCTTTTATCCCAGTGTAACTTCTTAACTTCTTCAGGTTTATACACATTAAGACCATGAAGTACACGTTTAAACAAAAAATGTTGATACGGGTTTAACTTCTGGTAGTTTAGTGTATTTACTATTGAAGGTGGATGTAATTGATACTCAGACAATAAGCCTAAGTATTCATAACGCTCTCTGCGTTTGCTTAATTCTAATTCTCTTTCATTAAGTTTTAATTTTTGGATTTGATCTTGAGATAACATACATGTTTATTTAAAAGTTTAGTAAATGATTATAGTGGAATTGATGTCCAGGGATAGCAAGTGGGTCCTGACGCCACTTAACTATCCCCTTTCATCTTCAGAAAACCTGATTAAAGCTCAAAAGTTTCTTCTTCAAGAACTTCTTCCTTTTCAGCTACAGTTTCTTCTACATCATCACTAACTTTTTCTGTTTCTGCTTCTTCATTATCAATTCCGAAAGCTTCAGCAGGTGTGACCTTATCTAATTTTACAGCAGTACTTTGACCATTTGCTTCTCTAATAGCATCACCATTAGTATGAGCAATAAGTACATCCTCTGCGTTAGCATCTGCTACAAAGAATGTTTTCCTATAGATAGGTTGGCCATCAACAGCACATATAATGCCTGTTTCTCCTGCATATTTAAAATCTCTATCAGGATCATTATTGCTAAATGGCTCTAATGACTCCTTGATAATAATTTTACCTGGTAAAGTATCATCAGCTTTTAAATTTAAAGCTTGAAGATCTTCCATCTTACCGTGTAATAGTGTTGTAATGTTTGAGTTCTTAACCCAACCTGTATTGCTAAAGGTTACTCTTTGTTGTTGTAGCCTTACATAGCCATACTCTGAGTTTGAACTTGATTGACGTATAACATTACCCATGTCATCCGCCAGGATGTTTACTGAATTTTGCATTTTTAAAAAATTTAAAGGGTGAATAAAATAATAATTGATGATTTAAATATCATCTGAGTGAAAATACGGGTCATCTAGTTTTTCAAAGGCATCTATTTCATCTAATGCTGGTTCATTCTCTTCAATTTGTTCTGAGACAATGACATCAACAACTGATGTTTTAGAAAATCTATTGTAAAACGGGTCACCCACTTCCTTAGTATATGCTGAACTAAGACCATTAAGATCATTATACTCTTCATCTGTTAATGAGAGATACTGTTCAAGTGAACATTCTATTATGCGTCCATTAGGAAGTTGAATAATCATTATCTTATTAATAGTTTTTCAAAGATAATAATATAATCCTTTCTGACTCAATATAAAAAGCCCATATTTGGTCTGTTTCAAAAATAATCAGCAGTAATATAGCTAACGGTTATATAATTTGTAGCTTTCTGCCTTTCCTTCTTATGTAATTATGTTGTTTTAGCTCTCTAATCCATCTTTTAACTGATGTTTGACTTGTGTCAGTATCATCAGCTAATGTGCTAATTGAAGGCCAACATAACCTGTTAGCGTTTGCATAGCAGCATAATACTGCATACAAACCCTTAGCCTGTATAGATAGATTTGGATCAGTAAGCACTTGATGTTTAACTATTCCATATCTATCTCTTTTCTTCTGGTACATGATCTTTTAATAACCTCAATAATGCTACGTTGTTATCTAACTCTTCTGCAAGTGTATTAGCTTTCTCTATATTGTAATCAACATTCAATCCCCATGCAGGTATGTATTTAAAATCTCCGTTAGCTTTGTTGATAACCCACCAACCACCAGGCTTTACTCCACATGCCTTTGCATATCCTGCTAGTTGTGCAACATAACCAAAGCTATCATTCTCATACAGAGTGT